AGCTGTTGTCCTACTTAAGCATGCTGATATCTTTACTACCACATTTATGACAAGTTTTAGGTTCCCAAGGGCTTGGGAAGTCTAAGCCACAAGTGTTGCAATGGCACAGTTTGTATAGTTTAAGTATGTCATAAGGAATATGACTGAGTGAGCTATCATTAAGAAGACGCTTCATTTATGAGTTCCAATCTCTGCGTGTAGGATGCGCAGCCCCCCAAGTTGTTAAACTAAGCTAGACTTTCCAATTGTCATAATGTCATCAAATAGCTCACCTGTATCAAACAGTGCAGGTCCACCAAGATATTCATCTATCATATTCATAAGTACAGTTGGGTTATCCCCAAATGCCCAAGAAGCTAAATGTTCTTGCATAAAATCATCTTGCTTAAATGTATCTGTGTATATACAAACATGTTCTGAGTCAACACCAATATAGTTATGCTTACCATCAACTACTACACTATCAGACACACCAACCATACAACCGCCACCTGTATGCATTAGATGCCACATATGATCATAGTGTAGGTCTAGTCCAGTTAAATATTCACCACGATAGCACTGCCTGCTAGGTACATTATTTTCAACCCAGTGCTTAACCCAGCTAAGCATAACGTCATCCATATCAGACATTAAGAAACTTCCATCAACTGAGTCTGGAAATGACTTCGCTATAATATCCCAGAACATTTCATTTGCTGCTTCTACAGCTATAGTGATACGTTCTTCCATGTCTAGGCTCTCATTTACAATTATACGACCAGATACATTAACTGTGTTCATATGAATCTCCTTTTTGTTTGATAGAATTTCTTGTTTAACCTCTTTAATAGCCTTAACTTCAATTAAGTCTTCTGGCAAAGTTTGTGTTAAGCACATGTCTAGCATCTCCTTTTTAGTTTTAGTAGGATATCTACCTTCATTACAACGATCACAGCAGTCAGACCCATTGGTAAAGTTACAATCTAGAACAGCATTACCACAGTGTGCGCAAGGTGTAAAGTAATTAGCCGGCTCAATAGCCATTTCACAGTTAAGTGGAATAACTAATTTGTCACCCCAAGAGTCTACAAGAACTGCTATCATATGAGTTTCAGAGCCGTCAAGTTTAGCCGCTAGATCAAGATTAATATTTGTCATTTTGAATCTCCATTTTCTCCCCGTCATGCCGATAGGTCAGCTGTTAGTTAAACTACTTCGTATGACATATAGTAGTGAAGATCACTAAATCCATTCTGTATGGTTAGGCTATTAAGTTTAATTACTTCATCCATACAGTCAGTAGAGTTATCAAATACTTTACCGTATAGTGTACTACTACCACATGTTAGGTGTATTTGAAACATATTAAACTCTCTTTCTCCCCGTCATGCCGGTAGGTCAGCGGTTGATTTGTACTACTTAGGTTTAGAAGGACAGACATTGGGACAGATGTCACAATGAAGTCTACAGTTTGATAGTGTTAAGTCTTCGTATGAAGATAGCACTGCATCATGAATCTGCACCAGGTAATCATGTGGGCAGGTCAGACCATCTAGATAGTTTTTGTCAGCTTCTGCAATTTTACGATTGAGATTAGACACTATAGCCTCTGTGTCAAATATGGGTAGGCTATAGCTCTTTGCTATAATGATAAACGATTTTCTGAATTTGGTTTCAAAAAGTAGTTGACCAATACGGAAGTTTCCACGTTTGACGTTTGGACAAACAGAAAGTGACTTAAACGCAGGTGACCAAGGAAATACTATTAGATGATTTTTAACTAACATTTTACGCCTCCATTTTTTGTTGTTGTGCTTCGCAATAGTTTGACTGCTCCTCTTTTTCAGAACTAGACATACTAGCTAGTTCTGATGGTGTAACCTTACAAAACCTACACCATACTGCTACACCATATCGTGTATTTACTGTAACCATTTCATGCATTTTGCACCTCCTTCCAGTTAAATAATACATCATGGTTGATTGGCATTCCAGAGTTAAGACGGAATGTCTTCTCTACTTGGTCCATAACTTTCTTACTAGGGTTTTTACCATTATACTCTCGTACTGCATACCACTTACCAATCCAAAAAATCCAAATAGCTTTGTCTTCTAGCTTTATTGGTACATTAAAAGTTCTAGACTGGGTAATTATTCCATAATGACCTGAGTCATTTGGAATTTCGAGTTTCCGTTCAATAGCATTTTCTTCTGTAATCCACTCACAGTTATGAGCTTTAGCCATATTGAGTTCTGTAATAGTCGGTATATTGCTATAGGCTATGCTATGGTTAGATACATTTCTTACTAGGTAGAAATATTTCATTGTGCACCTCCAGTGCAGAGCAGTTTAACGTCATGCTCAGGACTGTTAGAGTAAACTATAGAATGATTACAGGCATTTTACGAAGGCCACCTGCAACTTTTTGAATGCCCTCAATTACAAATCCCTGAATATTCTCAATAGACAGGAAATCTGTATCAGCTTCAACTGGCGCAACATCTTGTTCATTACATATACGGTCAACATATGCTTTTTCTTCACGAACACGTGCTGCTGCTTCTTTGATGTAGATAAGACGCTCTGACTTAGTCATTATGTGCCTCCAAGGCGTTGACGAAAGTGGATGATATAATCAGTGAGCTCGATTGCTATGTCGTCATTCATAGAAGACGCCTTAATTATATCACATGAAAATGAAAATGTAAACCCTAAATAAGCTCGTATCTATCAGTTATTCGGTTAAATTCTACACGTGAGCCAGGCTTACGGCCTTTTTCAGTGTGTAGTGAATCATTATATAATTTAGCTTTTGTGTTATCGACGTATGCTATATAGTTATTGTCTATAGCTGACATAGCCTTGGAAGAGCTATTGTTATGACGAAGTGACACATTAATTGACTCAGGTTTTGTCTCACGAGTTTGGAATACGAAATATGCTCTCATGGTATTCTCCTAATGTGTAGCGGTAAATACCATCAGTCCGATGGCGAGAATTATGCCAATACTATCATAAAGCCAATGCTGTTTATGCATATTAATATGGCTTAATAGCAATAGTCTATTAATTTCTGGACCGTTTATCTTTTTCATAGTATCCTCCTAGTAAAGTATTGTGAACATTTTATCTAGTGCTTCTCTAACTGTGGAAATTGTTCCATGTTTCCACAATCTGTTTACGTATTTGTTTAGGAATGCCAGCTTCCACTCGTTTGTATGAGCTTTCATAACTTACCTCCAGGCTATCATAGATAGTCATAATGTTATCAGCAAACAAAAAGCATTTGCCTACAGTGCGGTTCCAGTATATAGCTACACCATTATTACATTCGGTATAGCCATATTGCTTTAGTTCTATTAAACATCCACCATGTACTGATGCATAATGGATAGCCTGTATCCAGGCAATTTTACAGTTTGGTTTCATACTTTACACCTCCAGGTGTATGAGGATTTGAATCAGCTAACTCCTATTAGGCACCTCTTAACCTAACAGTGGGCTGTATTAGTGTACTTCTTTCCATGTAAGATATTACTGAGGTAGTTTACAAACGTGTAGTAATTTTTTATTTTACCACCTCAGGTTTCATAGTTTTACATACAAAGCACTGTATAATAGATCTTGTAGGTACTGGTTTATTACCAGCAAGAACTACTTCACCTTCAAGGTTAAGCAGGTACTGAACCATCATCCCTTGCATTACTAATTTCATTTTGAATCTCCAATTCTCTGCGTGCAGGATGCGCAGCCCCCATTGTGGTCTAGTAATATTGACTACATTTACCAAAGTATTTCTTTTCCTTCCAGTCTGCCTCCTTTATATAGAATTCATAACACTTATTTTTACCAAAGTGCATAACCTCTGGTCTGTACAGAGCCCAATTAAACCTTTTAACTTCTATTGAGCCAAGTCTAACTTTCATCATGGCTCCAGCATCACGTGCCTCAATTTCATACTGATTATTCCAATAGCCATTCAAGGCTTTTTGTTCATCATAGAATAATCTATAATTACTTCCAAGATTATCATGCTGAATAAAGTGAGCCAATTCATGTACTAGAGTGCATAATTTTTCACCTTTTCTTCTACTATTAAAAGCAATAGATATAGTCTTTTCGGCACTAAAATAAGTACCAAGAGCATCATTATTGATGCCTATTTTATTTTTGTCGTATAATTCAAATTTACAAACCATGAGCTCTTCTATGCTAGGCATTCTATAGCCCCAGTTATCTGCCCATCCAAGTAGAATTGGGTAAACCAATTCTAATGCCTCTCTTACATTATTCCAAGCTATAGTTTTCATTTTTAAGTTCCTTTCTGGCTAGCATCATCAGGCCATAGCCGCCACACTATGACAAGGTCTGTCTCACGACAGTCCTTTCGCTTTAGTTATATACGTTGCCATCCTTCATATTGGCACCACATACGTAGCATTCTTTAAACTCTACAGTAGTATTATAGTCCTGCTTACATGCAGGGCATACTACTGTTTTAGCTGATTTCATAAATTCCTTAATAGCTTTTGCTGTTGGCTTAGTAGCCATGGTACACCTCCTTGTATTGTTATTTACCACGCCATTTGTTTAGTTAATCCATCTAGCAATTATACTAGCCACTCTGTTTCGTCTTAATAGATCCAGTTAATTTGCGCCTTATGTCCTGTCTTTTCTCTCACTCGTTTACCTTGCTTAGTAACACGTGCTGGACAGAAGCTATGCATCCCACGCCATTTTCTATGATTATACATAGATTGCTCAGGCCAATGGTTGCACTGAATCCATTTTGACATGCTTTCTTTTTGTGGTCCTACTGTCTCAGTGTGCTTAATGGTGCACCTCCTGAATAAGTTGGCATGCATAGAATGTATGCCTGAGCTATAGCTCACATGATAATCACCTCCTTTATAGTACGACAGAGTCTGTCTCACGACAGTCTCTGTTTCGCCATTTGCTACTTAAAGCGGATAAGATCTGTTAGCTGCTTACCCATTACTCTAAGTATGCCATGATAGATGAATACCAATGACTGAATAAACAGTCCTGGTAAACATTCTACCCAGCCTACATAGGCAAAGAGTATATCGGCTATGATCCACATCCAGGCCATAGTAGTATAGTCATGCTTGCTCATACGGTATGCGCCGTAAATGGCAAACACTGAGCCAAGGCCACTAGCTAAAGTTAGGCTAATGTGCACTTTGGTAGTGATACCAAGTACTAACAGCAGTACCGTAGCTAGTATGGCTAGCACTGAGCTAAAGCGCTTGTCTGAGTACATCGGTAGAGTATACCACGCCAATGCTGCTTGCGTAGCTACTATGCCCATGTCGCCAATACCAAGGCCTACTGCGAGATTGATAGTATTACCAATCAAGAAGACTTTGGCACCAGCCTCAAAGCTGCCCTTTACGAACAGGTATGAACCATACATAGCTGCAAACATAGCAACTATGTTAAGGGTCTGTAGTGTCATAGTATTTTCCTCCTTTCTTAGCGTTCTACTGCTTATGCTAGAAAAGCTCTAGCGACTATGTTTAATTAGCTGGTATAGCTATTAAGACTGTATTAATGCATGTCCAATGCATTATAGACCATAATATACATGTTTCTATCATAAATACTTTCTAAGCAGTTTAACGTCTTACTTAGGACTAGTAGATTATAGAAGGTTATGATGTCTTGCTATGTTCATAAGCTTAACAGCATAGCTAGGCTTATGTGAATCAAGCATATTGCTTCTTTCTACAATGCGCTTAATAGTAGCAAGCTTATCATTACTTGCCGCGAGCATACGAATAAATATAGCTTCCATTATAGAGCTCCTCCTTTATACATTCTTTTTGCGCGCTTCTTGTTGTCGATGACCTGGACGATAACTGCGACTACTGCAATCAACGCTACTTCGTACATAACTACCTCCATAGTTAGTCCGTGATGGCTGGCATCATCAGGTACTAGGCACCACCCTAGTACTACAGAGTGCTATACAAGCCACTCTGTTTCGCCTATTCAGTAGTCCATACATCAGATGGCGCTACTGCCGCTGCAAATTCCTTCGCAGTAGCAATAGACTCAAACTTTACAGAGCCTTCAACAGCAATAGTTACAAGCTGGCCATCTACGAAGTCATTTACATTGATTACATCAACATCATAGCCAAGCTCTTTAACTACTGCGATGTTCTCTTCTGTAAAAGTTACCAATACGTTAGACATAATACCTCCAAAGAAGGTAGTTCATTGTGCTATAGATATATAGGTCTTGCCGCACTCTATAGGACTAATGTATGTTACTACACTCCTTTCTATATTCTGTGATGGCTGGCATCATCAGGTACTAGGCACCACCCTAGTACTACAGAGTGCTATACAAGCCACTCTGTTTCGCCATTAGGCTAGAAATCTAAGTCTATGTCTGTTACATCAAACTCAAAGTCACTAAATTGTAAAGGTTGTAATTCAATGCTTGTAGCAGCACCCTTTAGGATGCCAAAGCCATCAACTATATAGCCTTCAAAGTGCCTAATATCATCATATACAAATGTTGGCTCACCATATATGTTATATGTATGACGTTGTCTTTTTGTATTAGAGTATAATTCTTTACCATCGTGAAAGATATCAGTATACTGAGTCTGACCATGCTTATATAGCTTTACATGCTCTGCTTTAGCTGTGGCTACGAAAGCCATAACAGTTTTAAAGTCATTTAGATTAATAAAAATTTCTTCTGGTGGTGCTGGTAGCTGTTCTTTCATTGTTGTCTCTCCTCTTTCGTAGTACTTACCGCTGTCAATAGAAGCGGCGTAGGTGATACCTTCTTCGTACATAGCCGCACGACAGGTATCACAGCAATAGGTATGACCAGTGATGAACATTTCAGCACCAGTTAAGTCAGCACCATCATACAATGCAGACCACATAGCCTGACGTTCTGCATGAAACTCTGTGCCTTGTCCACAGACTGTTGAACACAGCTCATAAGAGGTTGTGTTAGCAAGGATACGAGGGCAGATAGTTACATCTGCACTAGTCATCCAGTTAGCGCCATAATAAGCACGCCCATCAGCAGTAATAACTACTGCATATACTGACTGCTTAACACATGGGAACAGCTGACCACCAGCTGCTTCGATGCATGAGCTGATGATGTGCTGACGGATAGCTGCGATTATTGCGATGGTTGCGTTCATTGTTGGCTCCTTTGTAGTCAAGGTATACCAGTAGAATAACTGGTGTTCTAAAAATACTTAAAGCCCCCACTGGGCTTTAAGTATTTTTAAATAAAGATATAGCTCCTATACAGGGCTGTTTCAAAAATTTCTACTTTTTCAGTTTTAGAGTCAATGGCTTGGTTTGCGCGGAGTCGAAATAGGCACACCTGCTTCGCACAGCCAATCAGTATTCTCTGTATTCTCTGTATTCTCTGTATAGTCTATGTAGCCAATTGCCAATTGCCAATTATAATTTATAAAACTTGATTACGTCATAAACCCAATAGCGCATAATAAACGGTATGGATACTATCACATTAAATACCGCACGGAAAATCATTAAAGCAATTGAGCTTTATGCTGGTCCTATGGACACTAATAATCTCATATCTAAAATTGCAGAGCAGACTCTAGAAACACAGAGCACTGTTGCAAAAGTAATAGAGTTTATAAATGAGCTAAAGCACATTACGCCACCAGCTTCGGCTCCACCTCCACCTCAACCTCCATCTACAATAATAGATGATCGTCCTCTGGACTTAATGGATGAATTTGCATACAACTATAAAGTGGCTAAGATGGTGTTACAAACTTCACTGGCTGGTGATCGTACAATAGACGCAGAAGAAACCCGTAAGTCGTTAAAAACAATATCTGCATTTATGGAACAGGCTCTTAAGCTACAGGAAAGACTGTATAACACACAACAAATGCAAAGATTTCAGGATGCTGTTCTTGACACTATAGCTACAATAGATCCCGTCTATCGGGATACAGTAATAGAGCGTCTGCTAAATGAATAATGATTACATGAATTCATTTAAAGAGATTCTTCGCATTAAGTATGGCAGCTGCAGTGGTCAATCTTATAGCGAATGGATTCAAGAAAATACATTCTTGAAGGCTAAACGCTATTCTTATATTGACCATGAATACCAAATAGCCCCGATAGACGATCCTGCCCGTATATTAGTCCTTGAAAAGTGTGCACAATTAGGTTTTACAGAATGTTTTTTCCGCTGGATGCTAGCATTCTTAGTGCGTAATCAAGGCAGTCAGAGTATTTTTACACAACCTACTGATAAAGATATTGGTACGTTTGTAAAATCTCGTGCTGACCTTATACTAGAGGAATGCCCTATTGTTAAGAGGCTAGGGACAGGAGGAGTTGATAGTGTCCAGCTTAAAAGAATTGGAGCGTCATTTTTTAATTTCAGAGGAACCTTCGGCGCAAGAGCTGCTATATCTGTGCCGTCAGATGCAAACAACTATGACGAGGTTAATTTTTCTAATCCAAGAGTACTCAACCAGTATAAGTCTCGACTCCAGCATAGCGCGTTCAAACTTGAAAGATACATCTCAACACCTACAATCCCAAATTATGGAGTTTCAGAATTTTATAATAGATCTGACAAGAAAAGACTCTGGCTTAAATGTAATAGATGTGGAGAATGGCAATTATTAGATTGGCCAGGAAATATTTTCTTTAGACGTCATAATGATGGTGTTGTAATACCTTATAATGAAGAAACCATGGAGTTGTACGTAGAAAAAGAATTTGAATATCATTCATTTATAGGCTGTATTAAATGTCAAAGAGAAGTCAATAGAGCATGGGAATACCGTGAGTGGGTCGCTGAATTTCCAGAACGTAATCGTGATCCAGATAGTGGTATAAGTGGTTATCATATTAACCAACTTGATGCCACATATATCAAGGCGGTTGAAATTGTTAGGGCGTCTGATAAAAGACTAGATGGTTATAAACGTATAGAAGACTTTTATAACAGCTGCTTGGCGATGCCGTATGAGGGTGGCGACGGCGTCAAAATCACGGAGGAATCCAAACTTGTTGCCGATATCAAACTGGCGATGGCCAATGAAGCATCCGGCACCTTTATGGGGATTGACTTAGGTAACATATGTAACGTGTCTATAATAAAAGACTTATATCTACCAGAATATAATAGACCAATACCGGTAAAGATAGCCGCGTATAGAATCAATAAAGAGGTTCTTGAAGATAAGATTCCAGAGTTAATAACTAGATATGGTTGCTTATATATAGTATCTGATGCACAGCCGTATACTGTTACAATGGAACGTATGTCTAAAAATTATCCAGGTAGAATGTCTATATGCTATTTTGGTGGTAAAGGGTCGTTCACTTTATCAGGAGATGCAGTACAAGTTACGGCCAATAGAACAATAGCATTGGATGAAGTTACATCCGGCATATCTACTGGTTTTGTAAAAATAGCCACTGGTATTCCAGATTATGATATAATATGGAAGCATCTTAAAAATCTAGTTAAAGTTAGAGCTGAAGATGATGATGGTTCTGAGTACTATGAGTATGTTAAAGTTGGTGATGATCACTACGGATACTCATTGGCGTATGCTCTATTAGCTCGTAAAGTATTCATTGAAGAGAGACCTGCTGGCATGCATAGCTGTGCACCAGTTAATATTGTAGGATCGGCGGTGCCTATATGAGTATAGCTATACAGTCAGTTGTTATAAACTATACAAGTCTAGAGGATGGTTACTATAAAGCAGAGTTTACAGTAACTACTACTGGTGATGCTCTAGATCATCTTGTATTAGTTTCTAATACTGGTGGTGTAGACATAACAAACACGCTGTATGCTAGTCCTGCAAATAACTTTATAGCCTTAGGTTTTAATACTTTTGGTAGCTATAGCATAACTATAGGGGCTGTGGCTATAAATAGTACTACGTCTGATCCTTCTATCCACAATATAGAAATTATGGATAGATGGGCACCTAGTTTAGACGTCTTTAGTATGGCTATGCTATCTAATAGTTTAGTAGTTGATATTGGCTATAATGTATCATTTGTAAATGCCGATGTTACTAGTTATGAAATAGGTTTATCAGAAGTTAATGACCATATGACTGCTGTGTGGGGTTTAGCGACAAATTATGAGTTTACCTCACAGGGTCATAAAGTATTGTATGCTTGGGCCAGAGATACAGCTGGTAATATATCATTAGCAAAGAACGCTAATGTTTATATAGATACTGATGCTCCAATAATAAGTTTTGCAATTCCTAGTAGTAGTATAACAAAAAACATAGTTATAAGCAACTTTGTTGTTAATGATAATTCTAGTCTAGAGTACGCAATAACTACAACTAATGAAGTACCAAACACATGGTTATCAGCACAGCCTACTTCTATTGTTGTTGATGATGACGGTGAGTATACTTTTTATTGCTGGGTTAAAGACGTAACTGGTAATATAGGAACAGCTACGGCAAACTGTAATGTGACCTTAGTGCGACCTAGTATAGTTATTACTGGTCAAACAACAAGTAATACACCTAACATAAATATACAATTAGAGGCCACTGATATTTATGGTATTAGTGGCTACTATGTTAGTTATGAGAATAGCGTTATAGGGGCATATTTTAATCCAATAAAACCACTTACTTTTACTTTCACAGGGCTTAATGTAGCTGTCAGCTATACAAAAACTATTTATGCTTGGGCCATAAACGCAATAGGTAATACAAATAAATACCCTGTGGAGCTTGAAGTAGAAATATATATACCTGATATTACAGCACCAAGTATAACTACTTTTTCAATGCCTCTTACTTCTATAGATACTACAGTGCCTATTATGTCTATTCAAGTAGATGATAATGTTGCTGTAGTTGGCTATTTTCTTAGTGAGCTAAATATAACGCCACCAGCAAGTTCTGAACAATGGCTGGTTAATTTACCTACTGAATTTATATTTAGTGATATTGGGCTACGAAGAGTATACTTATGGGTTAAAGATGCTGCAGGAAATATATCAGATCCTGCATGGGCAAATATTAGTATAGCAGATAGTATTAAACCAACTATTACATCATTTAGTTTACCTACAACTTTTAATTTATTAACAGTACCAATAAGTAGCTTAACCGCTACAGATAATAATTCTATAGCAGGATACTACATTAGTGACTCTAATGTGGTGCCTGAAAGTGGTAGCTATTTATGGCTTAGTTATAAGCCAGTAGAGTATAAGTTTTTAGGCTATGGCAATAAGACAGTATACGCTACAGTAATAGATATAAGTGGTAATACATCAGATACAGTACAGGCTAATTGTAACTTAATAGAAAGTGCATACACTGCCATTAGTAATACTAAGCATTTAACTGGTAAAGAGCAAATTTTATTACACCTAAATAATGAGGTTGTATCATTAGAGTCAATTTATAAATATATATATGATAGAATGAGTTATGTACAAGACGTATCTATTAAAGAGACAATAAAATTACAGGTATTTAATTCCATTATAGCTTATAGAGTAGTTACTTTAACTCAATATGGTATAAAACATGCTACAATAAATGACTGCATATTTGGGATAGCTCTAGAAGCTGGTGAGCCAGGTGATGAAGTACTTGTACAGTTTACTGGTATAGTAACAAATAGTTTATGGTTATTAACTGCTGGAGATAGACAATACTTAGGAAATTATGGCAATATTACTACTGATACTACAGATAGTATGGTGGGACTAGCTATAACTATAACTAAGGTATTGCTAGGTGTAAGATAGTCAGATCAACATATATTTTAAGTGTATAAATGTTGATTTTCATAAAACCCCACCGATTTATAATTGAGTAATAAAATTCCCTAGTAATATTTGTTGGAGAGTATATGAGCATTTTTGGCTGGTTAACTGGAAAATCTACGACTATGCCTGTGGAAAGTTCAGTACCAGATACATACGCTGATACTTTACCTGTTGAAATAGGCAAAGTATCTACTACTAGAGTATCACCAGAAACAGTGCGTATTGATCCAAATATGCAAGTTTCTAGAGATAATAGGGGATTTCATTTACAAAATGTAACAGACTATAGATACACTGATGCTGATACACTATTAAAGCAGTTAAGTAAGATGGATCCTGATGTTTCTGCTGGTATCTGGAATTTTTTAAGACTTTTAGACTCTGGATTTAGAGCAACTGCGGTTGATAAAAACTTAGATCCTTCGGCTAAGTTTCAAACAAAATTAGACCAAATGTTATTTAGAATGGCCGGTAAAGCAGACTATAAGAACTGGGATGCATTACGTCTTAATATTAGTCAAACTGCTAACCAAATGGCTAAGTATATTCTATTAAGAGGTGGTGTAGGTCTTGAAGTAGTTTTAGGCAAAGATAAACGTCTATATAAAATGGTAGTAATTGATCCTATTACTGTTAATTTTAAGCAACCAGCAAAAGGCATATTTACACCATTTCAAAAAAATCAGCTAACTGGAGAAGAAGTTAGTCTGTCTATACCAACATTCTTTTGGGGTTTATTAGATCCTGATACAGACTCACCATATGAAACTCCTCCATTTTTGCCAGCTATACAAGCAGTATTATTTAATATATCAGTGATGCAAGACTTACAACGTATAGTTAAACGTGTGGCTTTTCCTAGAATAGCTATAAAAATAGTTGAAGCAACATTAAGAAAGTATGCACCTGCACATATACAGTTTGATGATAAACTAATGGCTACATGGATGAATGATCAACGTTTAGCTATAGGTAATTCATTAAAAAGTCTAGCCCCAGAAGATGCCGCTGTATTTTTTGATTCTATAGAAATAGAGATGCTAGAAACAAAGAATAATGCAACTGTTGATTATAAGCCATTAATACAGGTAATTGATCAACGTGTTCTAACTGGCTTAAAATCATTACCGACAATACTTGGTAGACAGTTTTCTTCTTCGCAGACATTATCAGGTATAGAAGCACTCCTATATGCGAAATCTGTTAAGTGTGTACAAGATGTTGTAATTTCAGTCTTAGAACGCGCCTT